GACGTACCATCATATCACGTAGGTATTGTTCTGCCTTCGCCTTAGGCAAGTTACCGACGTCTATGTAAAAAATTCTACGTTCTGGAGCACGAGAAATTCTATAAATTACCGTGGCATCTTCAAGTGCTCTTAATTGGTTCAATGGCTTGATTGCTTTGTGGAGATAAGAAAGAACGAGTGTGTTGTTTTTATCCATCAAACCTGACGGAACAAAAATTATACTGTCTCTAGCAATTTTGAATCCGTTAGTTGTTCCTGTCCCAGCTGATGTAGATGAGGCTTGCTTATTGAATCCTTTGTCGTTATAGACATAGTATTCTTTTTCTGTCTTAACAAGCGAAGCTTGAGACTTTGGATCAACTTTTCTTTTTACTTCTCTTACTTTTCTAATCTTGCGTGGATCGATGTATCTTAATTCTTGAATACCTGCTTCAAGGTTTTTCTCGTCAACAATAAGGTGGTAGTTTAGTCTGCCATCGACATACCATCTCCTAAAAATGTCGTATCCTTGACTGTTAAAATCTAACAACTCAAGGACAACATCAAATTCTTGTTGAATTCTCTTTTTGATTGTTGAGGAGAGGTTTAATGCATCGAGATCTAGCTTAACAATTGGCTCATCACCATTATCAACAATTGCTTCATTAACAACCTCATCAACAGCTGCATCAATTTCTGGTGTTAATGCCATTTCTCTGTAACGAGAAATTAATTCAGCTTCTGAACGTACAGAACCATCAAGGTCAACATACGTACCATAAACACCACCCGCAGCAACAACGACTGCACCGTCGTCTTCTTGGGACGGAGAGAAAGCGGGAAGCTTTTCTACCTCTTCTTCCCGCTTTCTTTTTATTTCAAACCCAAATAAGTTCATAATATTGTTCCTAAAAAGTTACTCAAGTATTAGCTACCGCCAGCGTCACCGGTGAGTCCACTTACTGTCCAGAAATCATACTGGAACGTAACTGAAAACTCTTCAATTGTATCTGTATTACCCCAATCAAGATCGATGCCACTTACAGATTCAGGATAGATTCCATCAAACTTATATACTCTAATTGGAAGCCCTGTCTTAGAAAACTGCGTTACTTCAGCAACCGATTTGTATTGAGAAGGAGCAGCAGAACCAAACGTACGAAGGTTTCCCTGGAAAGAATTGATTTTGTTTGTCCACTCTTCCAAGGCATTCTTGATAAGAAAGTCTTCATCGTTGATTACGGTTACTGTCCATGCATCAAACGTTCTGTCACCAGCAAGCTTTATTGTTCTACCATAGTAAGGAACAGGAATTGTTCCGAGGTTTGATGAAGGAAGCTGAGCAGCTCTAACCAAGAACGGAACCTTTAACGCAGCAGATGAGTTTGCTGGATTGTTAAACGTTACTTGGAACAGAGAGCTGCGCGCACCTCCTAATGTTAGCTGACTTCTGATTTCATTTACATTAAAAGCCATTTCTATTCTCCTTGTCTATGACTATTAATTAAAACTGTCCAACAACTTCACTAAACTCGACGCCAGAACGTACAGCTACGAAGTTTAGCTGGATGAAGTTAATTGAGCGAGCTGGTTTGATGTAGATGTCACCAACAAACTCGTTACGATCAATTACTTCTCCTGTGTTGTTTGTTTCATCACAGACAACTCTAAAGTCATAAATTCCACGGCGGCCTTGTACATCACGGAGGAACGGCTCAACGAGGTTTCTAAACTGTGCTCTTGTAAAATCGTCGTTGAATTCGAACAACGTAAACTTAGCAGCCGTTGCAATTGCCTTTTCAAGAACAATAAACAGACGACGTACGTTAATCCTATCGAATGCACTAGGCTTGGAAAGCAGTGTCTTGTCACCAAACAGTAAGGTTCCCTGACCTGGCTGTGTAATAACAGGGTTGATTCCAGACTTGTAAAGTTGATCACGCTGAGCCTTATTTGGATTAAAGGCAAGCTTGACAACATTCTTGAGAATACCACGGTTGTAGCCAGCAGGCGAGAACCACGCATCTCTGAGCTCGTCTGTTCTTACGCAAAGACCAGCAACATCTCCGTTTACTGGAGTGTAACGATAAACGTCATTGTACTTGTCATAGCGATACTTGTAACCCGAGTCCATAACGGCATATGATGTGCTGCTTAGTTGGTTTCTAAACTCGATGACATTGTCCATCTTATCGTCATTGTAAAGAACATCGACTGTATCGTTGGCTGCTGGAGAAATAAATGCTACACAATCTTTTCTCGAACCAGCGATGTTGTCGATAATGTAGTTAGCAAGTGTTGCACCGTGTGTTCCACCAATTGCCTTACCCTGGAGAACCAACGAAACATCGACGTCTTCTGGTGACTTAAACTTGTCGTAGCCAGCTATAACAATAGCAACTGATGTGTTTGACTCGCTAGCGCCATCGTTTCCGTTGACAAATCTCTTGGTGTAAGGTGTCTCGTTCGTTGAAGGTGTAAGAGCAGCTGCTGTTCCAGAATTTGCTCCACTCCTGTCAGATGCCCACCACATATAATTAGAACGGTTATTAACTACTGTTTTATAATAGTTGTTTGTTCCATCATCAAGTTGTGCATCTGTTGCTCTGGACACGTCTCTGAATACTTCAAGAACTGTTCCTGGAACACCTGTGAAGTCTCCGCCAGCATCAGAAACAACGATGTGTAACTCATCGTTTACGCTTGTGTTACCAAAGTTTGTTTGGTAAGCAGATTGTCCAGGAGCGGTGTCAACAACATCAAAATATTCCCAGAAGCGCTTAAACTGACCATTAGCACCGACGCCAGCATTGTCAGCATTTGCTGACAAAGTAAAGTTAGCAAGTTGATTATATTTGTCAACGAACGAAAGTGTAAAGGTTGATTCATTATTAGAACCAGTTGCTCGCGAACCAATTGCACTAATCTTCATGTATTGAGAACCAGTTGTCGTGTTACCTAATAGTAAGAAATCTCCGACAGTCAGGCCTGCAATGATATTATTAGCTACTGTTTCACATCCTGTAGCGTGAAGTGTGTTGGCTGTGTTGGCTGGCCAAATTGTAACGGTGGTTGTGTTTGATCCAACCGTTAACGTGAATGCTGTATTTGTTGTATCAAAATATGCGTTAGGGGCAAGCGTCAAAACCTTCGAATAAGCGTTAGTGCTATCACAAACAGATACCTTCAACGAATTTCCAAGCGAGCCAGGATATTTTGCAACATACTCGACGTCTGCATCGAATGTCTTTGTTGAATAATCATCGAGATTCTTAACTGTCTGTGAATACGGATCAGTGACAGTGCCTGAGTTGGCATAGGCTGACAACGAACTTACATCAGTGTTTGCAGATGTTGTATTAGCGGTACGAACAACGTACAGCTTATTTCCGTATGCTAGAAAGTCAGCTGCGGTAAAGAATGTTTCATAGTTGAGGGCTGTTGGGGCTCCAAAACGTTGAGCAAGGTCTTGCTCAGACGAAACTAAAACGACTTCATCAACTGGACCCCATCTAAAAATTCCAGCGAGGGCTCCTTCCGTTGTAGCAACGGCAGGAATGACTGTCGTTAAGTCGATTTCCGATACGTTTACACCAGGGGAAACTTGGAATGGCATTTTTATGTCTCCTGCAAAAAAAATTGTTTGGTTTAACTAAACCTATTTATAAAATACGGATTTAGTGGTACAATCGCGAATTATCAACCAAATCAAACAGTTCTTGATCTTTTACCAACCAAGAATCATCTTTTGTTGCAATAAAAACTTGCTTATCTTCATCATTGTGCATGTCTTGTCCATCATCAACAATCGCAAATGGCAGCACCATTTCATCAATTTTCTGGACGTTTTCCTTATTTAATGTTTCACGTAAATCAACATTCACCATGTCTTTAAAGTAGTTTTGGTTGCTTAACCACCCAAACAACACAAGCCCCATAACCAAATCATCGTTTCCTTCTTCAGCCTCATATGTACCGTTGGGTTGAGCCGTAAATCTTACAAGTTCTTGGATTGTGTCAAGATCTTGAATAATTAATTTATTTGATTCTATTAATGTCTTGAGATGACTACATCCTAATCTTTTGACAAGTTTGGTAGTTTTGATTCCTAAAAAAGAATGTCCTCTAAAACCAGCAGTTACAATTGGTCCATGATCGGCTGTCGGTGTTGTAAAAAACATGTTTTCATATTCAAGATCTTGATAAAGGATATCAGCAACCTGCTGTCCCACATCGTTGGATTCGACCAAGATCATAGCATTATTAAAGTATTTCGCGGCTGATATAATAACATTTGGATACAAATACGAAGAAATTGTGTTGTTTCTATACTTAGCAACTTGTTTGTATGGCAATTCTGTGACATCAATTACTTGGAATGCTGAATAGTCATTACTTGTGCCTCTTGACGTATCAACAATAATAATATATAATCTACCTTGTGCAGGAGCATGATATATGCTAGTATCGGCACTCTCACTAATTGGGTTGTTATAAACCATTCTTCTCAGAATTGCTGGATCAATTAGTGTATTGGTACTGCCTAAGAATTCACATTCATATTCTTGCCTGAATTGGAATTCACTAGTGTTCCTTATAGTTTCTTCTTTCCATTTATCATCACGACCAGGAACCTGACTCCAATGGATATCTATTCTCTTGTAGTTGTTCCTCTCTTGCTCACTCTCTACCCACAACTTGTAGAACAAGTTCATGCCATTTGGTGTTGACGTGATTAACACCTTTGTTGTTTGGCCAGAAGAAATTGTTGGGTAGACAGAGGCAAAGAATGATTCTTGGATGTTATTAGGAACGAAAGCAAACTCATCGAGGTATATTAAATTTTGGGATGTACCACGAATATTACCACCAGCAGTTGCAGCTGCAAGAATTTTGGATCCGTTTTCAAGCTCTATGTTACCTTTGTTCCACTCAATTACACCTTGCTGAAGCCATTTTGGTAGATGTTCATATGCAAGTTGAATTCTACCAAGAATTTCACGAGCTTGGTCTCCCTTGTTCGCAAGAATAGCTATGCTGTAACTTTCTGTAAACAACACGTACCATAAAAGAAGAGCAGCAACAGTAACTGATTTACCGACCTGACGTGGCATTTTGCAAATAACAAAACGCTCCCTAACAGCCAGATTAATCATGTCTTGCTGATAATCCCGAAGGTGAAACGGAACAAGACCTTCGTCAACGTTTACAATCTTGACATAATTTTTTGTAAAATAAACTGGATCACGGGCACACTTTATATACTCCTGTACTTCTTCAGGAGTGTAATTTATAGATATACCAGTCTTTTTTAGATTCTTGTTGCCTAAGTAAGAACTATTTTTTGTCATTAATATTCTTTAGCATCTTTTGTAGTTCGGTTGTACTTCCTACAAAAAGATTGTTTGTCACTTTTTGGTTTTGAGGCGTGTCGTCTTTTTGAACTTCTTTCTTCGTTTTTGCTATTTGAAGAAGATCTTTGTTGGCTTCCGATACAGTTTTAATCAATGTTGCAACAACTTCATAACTTCTCGGATGTTGGGATGAGCTAGCAACATTTAGAAGATTACTCAGTGCCTCTTGACCCTTATCAATTATATTAATAATATTGGATCGAGCGTAGTGATAGTCATCTTCTACACGGTTATCAACTTCTGGTGTTGATTCCGGTGGAAGGACTTCGAGAGGAGCTAGATCCAAAGCTTTTGCAATTGGATCAAGTTCTTGTGATGATGTATCCCCAGTCTGAGTTTGCTGCGATTGTGTCTCTGTCGACTGTGGCTGCTGCGTTTGTTGTTGCTGATCCATTTGCATATTGGCCTGGTGTTATATTAACCATTAAGTCAAGCTCGGACGTTTCCGTATTACCAAATTCACCATCAGTTGGTGTTGCAAAGAAGTTTGTATTGGCCAAAGTAATAACCTTCGACTGCTTAATTGGACCGTATACATAACCTTTCATTACAAAACCTAAAGTCCATGTTAAACTTCTACGTGTATCAAACTGCCCCTCATATGTATCCTCAACGTTAACTGTTTGCAACACGAGAGGAATATCCATAGTCACACCCATGT